TCAGTTACAATTTCTGGCGGTGGAGATGCAGAAACCCGCCCTATCAACCTTTCATGCAACAAGCTGATTAAGATTTAAGGAGCAAACATGACACAGAAAGCATTATTACAATCAGCGGGGGATGGGACAGCGGCTCCGGCGGGGTATATTGGCGAAAGGTTGTTATCATCAGGAACAGAAATTAGTCTTCCATCTGGAACAATAACAACAAACCTTGGAACTGGAATAACATTAACGCCTGGAGTTTGGATGGTTCAGGCCCATTCTGTTGCGTCCGTTGTGGCCCCGACAAGGGTTTCTCTTGTAGTTACAAATTCTGCAAATAGTCCTACGCAAGATTCTGACGGTCTTGATTGGAACGCAGACGTTTTTCAGCCGTCTGGAGGCGCAAGCGGAATATCTTTAGCGACAGGTTTTTATAATTTTAGAGTAACATCAGGAACATTAGTTTTGAAATGTAGAGCATTAGTTGTTTATCCAAGTGCAGGCGGATCAACAAACGTCAAAATTCAGGCTATAAGAATCGCCTAATGCTAAAACTAATATTTATAATTTTAGCCATCAGCTCATGCCAAAAGCGTGAGCCTAAAAAGCCGCAACAAGTAAATGAAGCTGTTGTTGCTAAGGCTGAATTATACAAGAGATTGCATACCGGATGGGCGCATCAAGGCGGCTGTGATTCGCTTGGTTTTACATCTCTTTGCAAGATGTCAGGTGGATGTGCTGAAGTAGATATCTACAAAGCTGAAGGTGAACCTGGACGCTGGTATCGTAATGAATCTCATGACTGTTATCCAAATAATTCAAAGTCGGATATCTCTAAAGATATGTTTATCATGTTGTGGCCTTACTTGTATCTAAAAGGAGACAAGCCAGCATTAAAGCGTATATGGGACTACGGCCAATCAAATGGATGGGTAATGGGCAGAGGCCCACTATCACGCACCTACATGGTTCCTCCTCTTGTTTTAGTGTTACAGGAAATGATTTTAAGGTTATCTGTACTGCCAGAAGCAGTACCAGCACATGAAAAGAAAGCTGGATATGAGAAGCACTTGGATGTCATGGCTATCTTTACGAGAGGCATTATGCGCGGAGGAATATCTGAGGCAGATTATGAGCTTCTCAGAGTTTACCAAAATGAAAGCCCCAATAATGCTTTGGTCACGGCCTTGTATCACAAGTACAAAGATGGAAATCAGGACGAAACAATAGCCATTCTACTTAACACCAGCCTTTTTCCAGAAGATCGACTTCCGAACGCAAAAGATCGCTGTGAAGAGTATTTGTGGCAGCGTAATCCTGGCTCAGACTGGGAGCCTTGTGATTCTGACAAAACACACGACGGTGTAGACTATTTATTTGCGGCTTATGTCGCCGGACAACTATAGGAGAGGTTATGGCAACAACATTATCAAAAGGCTACATACTCCCAAACACAGGCGACAAGGGTTCGACTTGGTTTCCGGCACTTGAGCACAACATCACGCAGCTCAATAATCACATTCATGATGGAATAACTAGTGAAAAAGTAAAAACAACTAACATCGAAGCTGTAAAATATGTTTTGTCTGGATCTTGGACAGAGGATATTCCAAACCGAAGGTGGTATAAAGAGCTTGATTTGGTAGATGTAAATTATTCAGATGTTGTAGTTATGGTTAAAAGCTCTGCTGGAGATCAGTTGTTACTAGATGTAAAGCCAGTTGTTGGTCAAGATAAAAAGTGCAGAATATATACAAACGATCAAGATTTGACTAACGCCGTAGCTCACATATTGGTGTAATCATGGTAGAGAAGATAGAGCTAGAAGACTTCTCTGGCGGCGTGACTGACTATTATTTGTCTGCGCCACCTAACAAGATGCGCAATTGTGACAACTTGTTGATCAATCAGTATCAAAACCAAGGCAAAGTATTTACTAGGCCAGGATCTGTTTTGTATGACAAGACCGCAGATAGGCCGGATGCTAATAGGGCTACAACTTGTTTTTATTACAAAGACAAGCTTTATGTGCAAATTGCTGGAAATTTATTCTATTACAAGAGCACTACAGTCATGGCAACAGCTTTAGTAGCTGGAGAAGTATATCAAATTACAAATCTTGGAAGCACAAACTTTGTTTTGGTTGGCGCAAAAACAAATGAAGTTGGAGTTTATTTTACGGCCAGCGGCCCTGGATTAGGAACAGGAAATGTAAGAAAAGGCATATGGGAATTTGTTGATGTTCCAGACGATAATTTTGCTTTCCCAGGAACAATAAACGTGCCAGAAGAGCCGCCGCACCAATTTACATACGACAACTGGAACTATCACACTCTTATAGCCAACTCATCTCTTCCTGGCTATCCGATGAAGGTTTTGCAAAATGGAGATTCTATTTCTCTTGTACAAGCCGGACTTCCAAAACCAGATAGTTCTCTTGTTCGTTTTGAATTTACAACGACAACGGTTAATGCTGGAAGTTTTATAGTAGGACAAAAATATGTAATAAAATTTGTTGGAACAACAAACTTTGTAGCAATCGGAGCATCAAGCAATACTGTTGGGGTTGAATTTACCGCGACCGGAGTTGGATCTGGCACAGGAACGGCAGATAAGGCTTGGAATTTAAGTTATCTATATAAATTTGTTTATAGAAGAGAGTATACAGTTGGTCCATATGATGAAAATGTATTGAATGTTTTTAATTTAAAAGAAAACAAACTTTACAGAATAAACTCTATTGGAACCACTAACTTTAAACTTCTTGGCGCAACAGATAATGTTGTTGGTTTATATTTTAGAGCAAATGGCGTAAACGGAGTTGGTCTTGGAGACGGAACAGTAACAGAAACAGATTCTGATTTTTTTGTAGATTTGGGTTCGCCAAGTTTACCAGCAACTGCAAACAACAAAGCAATGAATCCAATAGGCCCTTCTGCGGCAAATAGTGTGTTTATCGATTCGTTTTCAAATAAAACAGTTTTAGCTACGAATCTTGTTGTTGGTCAGAAGTATGAAATAAAATCAGTTGGAACTACTAATTTCACAACAGTTGGTGCTGCGTCAAATACAATCGGCATTACTTTTTTTGCAACCGGAATAGGTACTGGTGACGGCACTGTTTATGAATTATTAAACACAACAGAAACAAACTTTGATGAATCTAAAATGTTGATAGACATATATAGAACAACAAATAACGGAACAAATTATTATTTTTTGACTACAGTTCCATATGGAACGATTTCATATTCAGACACAACATCGGACGAAGATTTAACATTAAGAGAGCCTCTTTATACAAACGGTGGAGTCGTTGCAAATGATCTTCCACCAAAATGCAGAAGCATACATATACGAAATGATATTGCTTATTACGGCGGCATACTTGGCCAATCATACAGACTTTTGCAAGCTGTTCCTGGCGATATAGATTCTGTTCCTGAAACATTTTATGTCGATGTAGACGATGAGATTGTTGCTGTATCTTCAACCAAAAATAACGTCATTATTTTGTGCAAAGAAAAGGTGTACAGGGTAGACGGTATATTTGATGAGCTTGGGCGCGGAGGAATGGTCGTAGAGCGTATTAGTGATACGGCTGGATGTATTGGTGTTAATACACCAGTTCAGGCTCTTGACGGCGTAATGTGGCTTGGCAAAGAGGCCGTTTATTTCACAGATGGATTTAGAGTTATTAAGCTAAATCAAGACTACGACAAAACGTATAAGAGCTTTACTGATTTTGATTCTAGGAATGTAAAGTACCAAGGAAAATACGATAACAAGAAAAATCGTGTTTGGTGGACTGTACAAGACGAAGACGCTAGTGATTTAAACAAATGTTACGTCTTAGATCTCAACTGGGGAATCAGAGAAAACTCCACGTTTACTACTGTTACCGGAGACAGCTTTGCTCCGTCTGCTATTGAGTTTATCAATGGCAATATGGTTCGCTGTGATGTCAACGGATACGTCTTATATCACCAAGACACGCTCTTTACTGATCCTAAAATTGGTAGTGCCGCGTCTGTTCTTGATTGGAGAGATGAGGTTATTGTTTATAACCTAGAAACATCGTCTTATAACTTTGGAACATCTGCGGTCAGAAAATATGTCACACAGGCCAATGTTACCTGTGAATCAACTACCAACTTGTCTCTAAGGATTGTGAGCAATAACGATGATGATCGTATTGTGGCAGACCTTTTGCCCATTAGATCGCGCGGCAAAATTTTGTGGGGTGAGCCAGATGTTTATTGGGGTGATTATACCCTAGACTGGAATAAACAAGGGCTTATTCATGAAAAGCGTTTAATGCCAGCTAAAAGCCTTAGATGTAACTATAAAAGTCTTAAATTTACTAACGCACACGTTGCAATTGTATCAAGCGATATAATATCAAATGCAAATGTTAATTCTACATTAAAACACGTTACTTTAGTTGGTAAAATAATAATAGTAGATGGCTTAGACGTAGTTGTTGCTGATAAATGGCCCACAAAATCTATTGGTTATTTTATAGCTTTTGAAGACGACTTTACCAAAGAATATGAGATCACTGGCCTGAGTGGCGATGAGAAAATCATTACCTATTCAGACCCGCTAGGAACGTCTTTAAACGGCTCAAACAAGAAGTGGGTAATCAGGGGCCGTCCTCTTGGCGAAGTCCTCAATTTGCTTAATTTGTCCCTTATTTACGATATTGCTGGGCCAAGTCAAGGAGCTTACAAAGTGTCTAATAGTGGAGAGGCGGGGACTAACCAATGACCTTTCCAAGGCTGCTTAGGCAAGAGATTGAAGATCAGTATGTCCAAGAGAACTTTAAAAGGCTTATGGACTATGGCAATGCCAATCCATTAGACAGGGCAAGCTTTCAATTTTTTTCAATAGATATTCCTAGTGCTGTTACTAACTTTAAGTACAGACATGGCTTAGGTTTTACTCCTCTTGATGTTATAATTATGCACAATAGTAATAATGCGGCAATTACATTAAACTATTCTAAATTCGATTCTAACGAGCTTGATATTAATGCGTCCGGCGCAACATTACTTCGCTGTCTTGTTGGGAGATACTCATGAGATATTGGACCTGGAACGAAATCAAATCAAAGGTGCTGCGCGACCTTGATCTTGAAGGTGAGACATTCATCAATGAGGCAGAGCTTCTAGGTTACGCCAATGAGGCTATTGATGAAGTAGAACGCCAGATCCTTACTCTTTGTGAAGACTATTTCTTGGCTAGAGGCCAAATCACTCTTGTTCCTGGAGAAGAAGAATACAACATCCCAAATAACATCTACGGCATGAAGATCCGTCAGATTATTTACCGATCCGGCACACAAGTCTGGAAACTTAAACGTCTGCGCAACTGGCATAAGATCGCCATCTATGAGACTGAAAAAACTATCAACAACGGCACACAGCAATATGGCTTCTTCATTCTAAACTCTGCTGAAGGTGAAAAGCCAAAGCTTCTTCTTACCCCGACGCCTACTGAAGCTGGTTCATATCTTTACATCTGGTATATCCGTAACGCTAACGAATTGACAGACAATGCTTCTAAATGTGATATTCCTGAAGCAGTCAATTACGTCATGTCTTATATGAAAATGAAGTGTCTTGAAAAAGAGCTTCATCCAAATCTGCCTAAAGCTATTCAAGATGTTGAGCAGCAAAAGGCAGATACGCTTAAAACACTGTCTGATATGTATGCAGATAACGAAGACACGATTGAACCAGATTATAGACTTTACGCAGAAATGACTGGGGGAGAAGTATAATGGAAACAAATGTTACTAGGGCACATACAGAAGATCCATTAAGACCGCGTCCAGGAGAAACTCCTCAAGAATATCGAAAAAGATTGGACGAATCTATTCCTGGATCAGGATGGGTTCAAAATTCAATGAAAAACTCATTAATAGAAGGATATCAAAATTTTCTTGATGATGAGCTTTTAAAGCCAAAACTTGCTGAATATGAAGGCATTGGAACTCTTGCTGACAAAGGCCAGCTACAAGCAAGAACTTTAAGTGGAAAAGAAATTCAGAGTCAAATGGCTCAGTCTCCTTGGCTAAAAATGGCATTTGAAAGACAAGAAGCTGAACAATCAAGACTAATGGATCAAGCAGCTAGACAGCAAGCCGGAGCTTTAGCTGGAGCTAGATCCAATCTTGCTATGCGCGGTGGATTAAGAGGCGGAGCTGCTGAAAGGATGGCTACTGCTGGAGCTGAAAATGTTGCTAACCTTATGCAGCAACAGCGTCAAGGTGGAGCTGTAGAGCGCGGTCAACTTGGTATGCAGGGAGCAGATCTTGCTTCTAGGCTTGGACAGTTTAACATTGGCCAACAAACTGGTGCTGATGTTACAAACCTTCAAACACGTCTTGCTGATTTGGCCAACAAAGAAAGAAGAAAACTGTTCCAATACGGAGAAGGTATGAAAGGTTATGCTGCTGAAAAAACTGCTCAAGGATATGAGAACAGTGGAAGTGGCGGCTTATTTGGAAACTTGTTTGGTGGAAAATAATAAAGAGGGAGAATAAAATGGATCCGGTAACTATTGGTGTAATGGCTGGTCTGGGTTTGGCAAAGTCTGAGTTAATAGACCGTCCAAGAGAAGAAAGACAACGCCAACAAGCTGCAAACACAATGAGATATTCTCCTTGGACTGGTATGGCCCCTAATGCCGTTCAAGAAGCAGATCCATTTGGTTCAGCTATTCAAGGCGGTTTAACTGGCGCAATGCTATCCCAATCACAGCAAAAGCTTGACGCTGATATTGCATCACAAAAAGCTAAAGATTTGGCTGAAACAAACTTAGCTGGCGGAGCTGGAGCATCTCCACAACAGTTTCCATTCCAAATGATGGAAATGCAAAACCAAAGTGTAGATCCAAGGTTGATGTCAAGACGGCCAATGTACTGAAAAAGTTTGTAATTGGAGATTAATATGGTAGGCAGCTTTTTACCTTTCTTAGCTATGAATAGGCCACAACAGGAAACCATGCCTCCGGTTATGCCATTGCCAGCTAACAATCAAAGTTTAGATGCAAATTTAATTGCTCAACTTGAAGCTGCTCAATATGGCCAAACTGACGCCACACAGCCTCCTGCTATTGACTTGGCTGCTATGCAACAAATGCCATCAGCTCCACAAGCTGCGCCAAGACCAATGATGCAAATGCCTACGCAAGAAGATTTGAATATTGAAAATCAAGAAGCAAATGCTCCTGCCATGCCGCCAACCCGTGCAGAACGATTAATGCAGGTTTATGAACAGCAACAACGTCTTCAAGATGAAGCAATTAGAAGCGCAGAAGAACAACTTTCTGCCGCTAGAAATCGCCCGCAACAAATGGATCTTAGCCCCCTTATTGCTTTAGCTGAGAGCTGGTCACAACAACCATCAGGACTTCTTCGTGCTTATAGACCACCAACAGATCAAGCTAAAACAGTTCAAGCTCTTCAAGAGGCTGTTCTTAAAGCCCGTGGTGGAGCAGCAGATCTTGCAGAAAGAAGAGAAACAAATTTAGGTAAGCTTGAAGAATCAAAAGAAGCTAGAGAGCAAAGGCTTCAAGAAATTGCTTTAAGAAAAAGAGAACTTGGTCAAGCAAAAGAAGAAAGAGATTCTTGGAGGAAAGAACAAAAACAAATTGAGTATAAAGAAAAATTTGATAACAAATATGGAAATAATATTGTTGGTTTAACAGAGATGGCTCAAAACGCAAAAATAGCCAGAGATATTCTTAATCGCAAGGGAAGGCTTCCGGTAATAGGAGATCCTGAGTTTGAAGATTATCAGTCCGCCGTATCATCATTGCTAGTCAGATATAACTCAGACAAAGCTGGACTTGGTGCGCTTGCTGGCCAAGATTTAAAATTGTTGGAAAAAGCAACTGGCACTTCAATTAGTTCATTTAACAATTTAGCATCAAACGTCGCTGGAAGTGGGGCCGCTGGTGCTATAAAAGTATTAGATAGAGTGTTAAAAGGAACAGATGATACGGTTAAAAATATAGGCGAAAGAGCTAAATCTGTTTGGGGAGATCCTGTAGCCGATGTGTACCAACAATCGCGCTCATTCTATGATCAAGCAAGAGGCTTAGGGCAGCAGGAGCAGGCTAAAAAATATAGTGCTGAAGAATTGTCACAAATAAGACAACAAGACCCACAAAGATTTCAGCAAATAAAAAGCGAATTAGGAATAAAATAAGAGGACGCCATGGCTCAAATAGATGATGAAATTCAAATGATTCTTGAAAGACAGAATCAAAGAAATGCGCCAACATCGTCAGGCGATCCCGAAATAGAAGCTATTTTGGCGGCTCAAGGCGCAGCTCCAAAAAAAGAAGAACCAATTAACATTTTAAACGAAGAATCAGAGATTGGGTTTCTTGACAGAGCTGCCGTTAAAAACTTTGGTGGCTCAATAGAAGATCAAATAGATTTCTTAAAAAGAAGAAATGAAAACCTTGATATTAAACAATGGGAAGGCGAAATTATCGCCAAAAGACCAGAAGAAAAAGAGTGGAAAAAACTAGACCCAACAGGGGTGACAAGCATTGGCGAAGCGTTTAAGGACGCGGTTGATGTTGGAACAGATATTGGCTCTGGTGCTTTAACGTCTATTGCAGGTGCTGCTGGCGCAGTTCCTGGAGCTTTATTTGGATTCGGAGCTGGTGGACTTGCCACTGGAGCGGCTGCATCTGCGGCTGCTAGTGCTGGTCTTGAAACTGTAAAACAGGCTATTGGAAAATATGTTGTTGGTGCTAGAAAAGAAATGGGCGGCGGTGAAATAGCTTTGTCTGGTGTTCTTGGCGGAGCAACAACTGGTTTACTTGGAGCTGGTGCTAGTAAAAAGATTATTGAAAAAGCGGCATCTAAACCAGAAGTGGTTAAAAATGTTCTTAATAAAATAATGGAGAATGTTCCTAAAGATTTAGAGCAAAGCACAAAAGTGCAACTAACAAAGGAATTTATAGAACAAGGACAAGAAGGTTTATTAAAAGGAGCGTTTAAAAACTTTGCTTCTAAATGGTCTGGCATTCCAAAAGAAGAGCTTGTTAGGGCAACCGATCAAGTTCCTAAAAAGCTTTTAGATGATTTTGCAAAATTAGAAATGTTAAAACCAAACAAAAGTTATAACAACCTTCAGGTTGCAGATATAATTGAAAGAGAGGGAATTGAGAAAGTTTCAGAAAAAGCTCAACAAGAAGTTTTTGATAATTTAAAAACAGCGCGATCAACAACATCTCAAAAGCTTAAAACGGCATTTCAAAAATCTGATGAAAACACCGGATTACAATATTTTGGTCAGCCATTAATTGATCTTAGAAATAATTTAATAGAAAGCGGAAGAAAGACCGGAACAGACGCTTATGAGCCTGACATTCAAAGGATTACTCAAGTTCTTCAATATTTAGGCCCAGAAGATCAATTGACTGTTGTTAAGCCAAGCGATGTTTTTGACATAAAAAATAGAATTAGTGATCTTATTAATTGGTCAAAATCTCCAGCGGCAGCTTTAAAACAAGGCCCAGTTTCTAGCGTAGAAGAAGGTGCTTTAAAAGCCGTTGAACGTCAAATGGCCGACTATCTTGATGATGTTTTAAAAAGATCTAAAAACGAAGGATTAAGACAAGAATACGCTAAACACATGGAATATAGTGAATATCTCTATCCATTGTTTAAAGACAAAGATACCGCTTTTAAAACGATAACTAATCCGGAAACATTAGCAAGACCAAACCTTAAAAATGTAATTAAAAATTTTGACAAACAATATACTGCAAATCTTGGCCCGCTTACTGACATAGCATCAACATGGCGTTATTTTGGAAGGCCGGCAAGAGAGCCTGTCGGTGGCGGTGGCGGCGTTAAGGCACTTAGGGGTACTGCTGTTGGCGGTTCTTTAGGGTATATAGGCGGACTTTTAACCGGAATACCTGGAGCGGCATCAACTGGTTTTGCCATCGGTGGTGGTCTTGGAGCTTTGGCTTCTACACCAGCAGCAATGAAGGGCGTGCTGCAAGCTGAAACGGCTGCTTCAAGAGCTTTAGGCGGTGTTGCAAATCAATTTAGAGCGCAACAACTTCAAGATGCTTCACAAGGATTATTAGAAAGATTACCAGCATCTGAATATACACAATCGGCTTTAAACAAACAGGCGGCAGCACAATCTGTTTGGAATTTAATGAAAGGAAAATAATATGAAAATGGACATGAGCGCAAAGCCTGAAGGCGAAGAAATGCCTAAGACCGACGAAGGCATTTACGATCAAGAGCAGATGGAAGAGATGCTTGAAAGCTACATGGAAGCTAAAAAGATCGAAGCAGATCCAAAGCTATTTGCTATGGTCAAAGACTATGCCATGAGCAAAAACAAGATGGTTGAAGAACTGTTTAAACAAGAAAACAAAGCCACCGCGCCTAAGTCTCTGAAAGACCTTAAAAGCAAGTACAACGAAAAGGTCATGAAGGGCATGGAGTCTGAGGGAGAAGACTAATGAATTTAAATCTTCTTTTAAAACAAGACGAAAACAAGCCTGGAGATGGAATGAGGTCTCTCCAGCTTCTTCCATATGCATATGCAGATAACGTCTCAGGCTTTGGCCCTGTTGTTAATGCAGATGTTTATAATGCCATGATAGCTGAAAGTCCTTGGTATAACATGGGAATTACACCGCAAGAAACAATTAAACAAGCTCAAAAAGGTTCGGCTAATTTGGGAAGTTTGCCATCAACAGAAAGTAATTATAACTATAAAGAATTAACAGGCCCGTGGGGGCTAATTCATAATTGGCAAGATTTTCCGCGCACAAAAACCGAAAAGGGTTATTTATCAGCCAATGATTTAAACACAATAACAAAGCTTGGAATTCCTTCTGAATATACAGAGGTTTTTACAAATGATAAAATTCCAAATTATACAGTAACTGAAAATCAACTTGCCGCAATGAAATATGGATCTGCTGGCCCTGTCGCTGATGCTGAAGAATATGAAGACATTAAAAAAAGAGCAGATAAAACAGCAAAAAAGAAATTAACCTTCAGAGACTTGGTTTTAAAATCTAAGGGGATTGAATAGTGGCTGAAGTCAAACAGGTAAGAATTGATGAGATAAAGCTCATCAAAATAGACGAACCTGCTGCTAATATTAGATATATTGGCAGGTCTAGTTCTATGCGCGGTACAGAAGATCAGCCTATTTGGCAGATCATGCGTCAGTACCGAAATGGCGACATTATCACTTCAAACTACGCTATTATGGGCGAATACAAGTGTAAATGGACTGAGCGCGAATCTTACTTCACACCACCTGCTATTCCTGATGATGACAATCCTTTAGATGGCAATATTTCGGTGACGGGCACATTTACACCGTCTGGCCTTCGCAATGCGGGCAGAGTAACTGAAGTTTTGTTAAGCACTACAGAGTGGACGGCCTTGCCTCCTGGTGGGCCATTAGCTGATCGTAACGCCATTAATATCCAAAACTATTCTGGCGATGAAATTAGGCTTAATTACAGCAACACTATTCCTGGCTTTACAGGAATTATACTTAATGACCAAAGTGAAAGAGCCATCGACGTAAAGGGGACAATTCAAATCTACGCAAAGGCACAAATTGGCGGCAGCGTAATCATTGTGGATGAGATAAGTTAATGAGCTTTGTAGTACCAGTATTAGCGGGTTCTGATTGGCATTGTGGGTGGTCCACGATACCTCAGAGAACCATTGTTCGTGTGGTACAATACAGGATCTCTGTGACGTTTGGCCCTTTAAATTTAGAGGGAACGCTTCTCCTTGAGGGCACTTTAATACTAGAGGCTTGATATGTCAGATAGCAAAATTAGATGGTCGTCGATAGCAGAGCCGGAAACACCGCCAGCGGCGCGGGTGTTCATGTGGTACGACGAAGGCGAACAAATCTTTAAAATAAAGCGTGACGACGGGGTGGCTGAGCCTCTTATTGGCGGCAGCATTGTCACGAATACTACGACTTTAAAGTGCCTTGTTCGCAATATTACTGGCGCGACTATTCCAAAGAAGTCTGCTGTTTACATCAATGGTGCAAGCGGTAATAGACCTACGATTAACTATTCTCAGGCAAACAGTGAGTCTACAAGCTCTAAGACTTTTGGCCTTGCAGAGTCTGACATACTTCATAATGGTGTTGGATATGTTGTCGTCGAAGGACAGCTAAATAACGTCAATACGTCAATGTTTACTGAAGGCCAGCTTCTTTGGTTGTCTCCTACAGTAGCCGGTGGACTTACTACCACAAAGCCATCTGCACCAAACCATATGGTGTTTGTTGGTTACGTTGTTCGCGCACATCCCACAGAAGGAACAATTGAAGTAAAGATCCAAAATGGATTTGAACTTCAAGAGCTTCACAATGTAGCAATTAATGGTGTTACAAATGGACAAGCACTTGTTTACGAATCTGCTACACAGCTTTGGAAAAACAAGACAATCTCTGTTCCTCCAAGCAATATTTACACAGTGGAATATTTCACTTTAGACTCTTTAAACATATCTTCATCGTCTATAAATTTATCTCATACTCCTACTGATGCAACGACTGTAACTCTTGATGTTATTTCAGGAAGTGCGCAAATTTACGGTGAAGATTACTTCGTAACGGCAAACGTGCTCAGTTGGGATACGACTCCTTTGTATGGTATACTTGACGTTGGTGATAAACTTCGCGTCACATATACCAGATAATTTCACAAAGGAGAGACTATGGCTTTAGTCAAAGGTAGGTTTGTCGATAAGACAATTCCAATTCAGTCAGACAATGATCCAGTAGATTTAAAAGACCTTGCAAGAAAAGGTTACGTCGATCAAAAGGCCGCTGATGAAGCTGCTGCTGCTGTTGCTGCACTTGATCTATCTGCAAAAGCAGACTTGGTTGATGGCAAAGTCCCATCTTCTCAGCTTCCAGGATATGTCGATGATGTTGAAGAGTATGCTGATTTGGCATCTTTCCCTGTTGAAGGTTCCGCTGGCAAGCTATATGTAGCTCAAGACACCAATAAGGTTTATCGCTGGAGCGGCACAGTTTACATCGAGATCTCAGCAAGCCCAGGCTCTACAGATGAAGTAGCTGAAGGTGTTTTAAATCTTTACTTCACACCTGAAAGAGCACAGGACGCACTTGTTTCTGCACTTTCTGGCAAAGCTGATCTGGTTCACACTCACGTTGCTGCTGACATCACAGACTTCGACTCTGCTGCTGAAGCTGCATTAGCAGATGAGTTGTCTGGAAAACAAGACAGCCTTGGAACTGGCACAACTAGCCAATTCCTTAGAGGTGATCTTACCTGGCAAGAAGTCCCAACATCTGTTGGCATTGCTCAGACAAAAGTTGTTAGCAAAGGCGGAAGTGACGTAACTGGTGACGGTACTCTTACAAATCCATTTGCTACTATCGCCGCTGCAATGGCATCTATCACTGATGCTGCTCCTACAAAACGCTACGCAATTAAGGTCGAAGCCGGAGCGTATACCGAAGGCGCATTGACTTTAAAGCCAAACGTATTTGTTATTGGTGATCTTAAAGAGGCTGTTCGCGTTACCGCTACATCGGTAGCTATGGACGCATCTTTCTCTGCTGCAAGCAGCGCAGATAACCGATCCGGTATGGCGCGCATTATCTTGACTGGTGCTTGTAACTTCGATTGGAATGCTGTTACTTCTGCGGCTGGTAAGTTGTACTTCACTGAAGTATTTTTCAACAGCGCAGTAACAATGAACGGTTACAACAATGCCATTGCTCAAGCGGCTTTTGATAGCTGTCAGTTTTTTGGAAATTTAACTGTAAGCGGTATCAATGTTGGTACATTTAAAGACAACATTTGTTTTGGCAATGTTACTTTAAACCAGCACCCAAATGGTGGCATGGCTACTATTTTGAGCGCATTTGGCGGCCACATTGGCGGCACGTTGACGCTTACTACAACCGTTGACAACTTTGGTCGTCGATGCTCTGCGTTCCTTCGTGGGATGTATATCGAAAATCTAGTTGTTGATGGCGTAAGCTCTTATGCTGACGCAGATCTTATCTCTCAAGGAAAGTCTGTACCGCAACTGCTAAACGGCGGACAGTTGATTGCGATGACTCCAAGAGTCAACCATGACCTTGAGACTAAGATGCTGAAGCCATTGGCTAATAACAGTCATAATAATGGTGACTGGGGCAAGCAATGGATGTTCAATTTCGCCTACGTCCATGCTTCGGCTGGTACGGATATGTACATCTTGTCTGCGATGGAGAATTACGACCCAGCAGGTGATACCGCTGGTAAGAATATATTCATCCAGCCAGATGCCTACGGCCTACAAGCAAACGTAAGCGGCGGTAACATAGAACTAGAAACTGCTGCTGTAAGTGGCACAGGCGTTCGTGGTAAAGTTAAGATCAATGCCCGCGAATTGGACATGAGTGCCAAGCAGATCAAAGATCTTGCTGACGGTACTGATGCACAAGATGCTGTAAGCAAGTCTCAGCTTGAAGCCGCAATCGCTGCTATACCCGCTGCTCAGACACCTGTTGGAAAGAAAGAGCGATTTGTTTTGACAGCTACTGACATTTCTAACGGCTATGTAGATTGTGCTTTTGCAGCTATGGCAGACACCATGATGGTCATGACGGGCGGCGTTGTTCACAACGAAGGATCCGGTGATGACTATGTGTTGTCTCTTGAGGGCGGAGTTACAAGGATCAGCTTTGAGCCAGACCTTGCTGCCATCTTGGAAGAGGGCGATGACATCTACGTTCAATACTTACGACTAGCTTAATAAAGGAGGCAATATGCCAGCACCACTACCGTTACCAAAAGAAGAAAAAGAGTTACCTGAACGCGAAATTCCACCAATGGAACCATAATTCACGGGGGGGCCAAAAGCCCCCCTTCTTCTTTCCCTTGATATTTAAAATATAATGACTACGATATTCATAAACTAATTCAGGAGGTTTTATGATTACCGTAGATTACGGCACCTTGCGCTCAGATCCTTTCAAAGCAAGCCTAAGCAAACTTGTAAACTCCACAGAGCTTGAGCCTAAAACAGCTTATCGTGTCATGAGGTTGGCTAAAGACATTGAAACTAAGCTTAGAGAAACACAAGTTGAATGGGTAAAATTGCTAGGAAAATACGTCAAAACTGAAGGAACTCAGTGGAAATTAAACGAAGATAAAACAGATTTTGACTATCTTGATGGCGTAGATAAGGACGCGGCAAAAAAGGAGATTATGGGGTTTTTAACCAAAACAGCAGAAATTGGCCGCGACAAGATTGGCCTTGATACCTTATATGCGGCAAAACTGTCTCCGGTTGATCTCTCAACATTAGAGCCGATTATTTCCACTGACGCAGAAGTTTGATATAATTTTAATCAAACAATAAATGCGGGGTGGATATGGACTTTCACATCAGCGAAGCGTTCCTGGGCATTATAGCTATGGCGGTTTCGGCGGGTGTGAAGGTCTTGATGAATGTTCTTGGCACTCTTCGTGATTTGAATACTAAAATTGGTATTATTATTGAACAAGTTAAAGATCATGAATTACGGCTTAGGGCCATAGAAGTAAAAAAGGAGAGAAAATAATGGCTGGTACAAAAGAATTAGGTGAAGCAGTAGCGTTTGTTTGTGCATTAGCATCAGCCATTTCCGACGCCGCTGCGGACGGTAAGGTTACGGTAGCTGACGCTGTTAAACTTATGCCAGCTCTTTATAAAATCCCTAGTGCCCTAGACGGCCTAGATGAGGTTGTAGCTGAAGCTGCTGATCTCAGTGCCGACGAACTGGCAGAGCTTAGTGCTTTGGTTAAAGAACACTTAGACTTAGAAGATGATGAGCTTGAGGCTGTCTGTGAAGAAGCTGTGGATTGCGTGTTGAAGCTTTATTCGCTGGCTTTAAAAGTTAGGGGCTAATGAAAGAGTCTGAATTACTAAGCTTCGCCCTGACGTGCCTAAAGCAGTCGGGGCTTGTTTATTGGCGGGTTCCTAATGGACCTGTCATGCACAGCATTGGCAACAAGGTTATCCGTAAGTGTAGCCCTATAAAGGGCTTTCCTGACATAGCTGGAGTATTTCCTAACGGTAAGTTCTTCGCCATAGAGCTAAAGACCGACAAGGGTAGGCTGTCGCCGGAGCAGCATGAGTGGATTACCAAGCTTAACTTGTCTGGGGCTATGGCCATTGTTTTGAGAAGCAAGGATGAAATCAGGGAATTTATTACTGCTGCCAGCCAAATAAAAGCCCCAACCTAATGGCCAGGGCTTTATTAAATATCGGAATCATTCTTTGAACTTGTGGTAATATCCTAGCATGAAACTTCGTGGACTGGATATAGATGATTTGATCATATTGGTCATGATGGCTGACGGCATATCTGTCACTGAGATTGGCAAGCGTATGCACTTAACTCAACCTGCCATTTCTCAGCGTCTTTCAAAGATAAGAAACCTTACAGGCGTTTGTGTCGCTTATAGAGCTAAGAAATACATGGCCATGACGGCTAATGGACTTGTCTTGGCGGTCGGCGCAAAAGAGGCTTTACTTACTCTCTTGCGCTCTCTTCCAGATGCGTTCTCCCATGGGCGGAGCGATTCGCTTGTCCATTACCTCCTCAGCAAGCGTGGCGATTGGGCCGCACACGAACGGCACGACGCCTAGGCCATAAGTCATACCGATACAAGCACCGTTTACCACCCAGTAAGTGACAACACCAGCAAAGCCGTGATGCTCCCACCACCACCCCCAGATTAGGTGGCCCGCAAAGTGATCTAAGTAATCATCAAGTTTGTACGATTTAGGAGAGAATACCACAGGAATTGACTGGTTCAAAACATAAATATCGTGCATATGGGTTTGCTGACAAATAAAGTCACCAACAGCTTTGTGAATCTTTTCGTGAGTTTCTTTAAGCCATTCATTAAGTGGCGGGTGATCGCCCATTTCTAGGATGCCAAGAACACTGCGCTGGAAGTAATCCTTGTAAACAACGCTATATTCAAACTCTAATGTATCTGCAATATCTGTGCGGCCCTCTGCGCGAAGAATAACGAAAGACCACCTAAACATATTATCAATGGCTTCATCTACAATTTGAGCAGATTTAAACGTGTCATTTTCAAAAGCATTGGCGATGTCTTCGGCAATAGCTTCTTCATCAATAGATTCTCTTATCTCTTTATATGCTTCTTTTAGTTGTTTAGCTTTATAGCCGTAGCGTTTAGCAATCTTGTAATCACCTGGCTTCATTACGTCTTCTGCGTCATCCGGAGGTGTTGCAGCAGATCCAAGAAAAAACACCAAAACAAGAATGATTAATCGCATGGCTGACCTTTCCTCATCTTTTCGATGAGTTGAGTAAGTTTAGCCGTATCACCTGATTTGCGGGCGTCTTCGATTGCTATGGCACATTCTTTGATGTCGTCTGATTTTTTTTCTTTGGCAAGATCTACAAGAAGTTTGGCAAGTTGAACAAGGGTTTGGATGATCGTCGGAAGGTAAACCAACCATGCTGGCATAATCACCTCATCTTTGTGGATGATTTGATTTTACCACGGAAGTGCAAAAAGTTGTTAATTCACAAATCTACATTGTGCTCAGTTAAAAGCTCATACAGCTTCTGGCGGCAAGCACTAGCATCTATTTGACTAGGATCACCATGTTTGCAGATACCTCTGAGCCACTCTGCATAATCCCACACCGCAGAATGTAAATCTCCGGCTTGGCAATGAAGCTTATACTCTTCATTTTCTTCGGGTAATTGGAAGCTAAACATTGCTTTCATCCTCCATTCTCCACGCTAGGGTATTCCTTATTAGTTCTTAACATTGCATGACTCCCATCAATATTAATATTACTCTTTTCTAGCCACAATAGAAAGTTGTTGGGTTGCAATGCAAACTGCCCGTTATCAAGCTTTATTAAGTGAGCACACTTATGCTCATGGGCAATCTCAGCAGTAGTGCCAAGACCAGACCAATCAAAGGTAGTCACATAGTTACCCATCATGTCGCCTAGCTTTATGCACTGGACACGTTGATTAAACAGCCAGTCATAGGTAATGACCTCCATGTCCTCTGAAGGGCAGTCCCATGGCTGGAGCTGTGAGAGCTTAAACTGAGGCTCTGAGAAGCGTTCTTCTCTGAAGGCTGAGACAGGCAGACGGTAGTAAACCGCGCCGTTATTCATCTGGATGTGAAACAAGATCGCTCTGCCGCCAAGGGAACAAGCTCCAAATATACGACACTCAACCAAGCCATGCTGCTCATCTTGGGTGATCTCAGATAGCCTAACGTGAGTGTATATAAGTGGAGTGTTGACGTTCATTTGGTTTCATTTTTATCTTGGTTATTTAACATATGAAACTCTAAAGGCGATAAACCATATCCCTTAGCGTAAAGAAAAACTCCGGATATATTTTCTTTTGTTTCGCCGCACTCAACGCATTTAAAATAGCTTCCTTTATCTTTCCATTCATGTGTACATTCTGTCAGTTTTTCATCACTCATTTATTTCCCCTTCCTTATATCATCCATCATTTTGTTGACAATTTTTTCTACTTTGTACGAATCTAAAATTATTAAAACAGAAAAAATAATTGTGATTACACTAAACCCAATAGTTATCATTTCTGGAATGCTCATCCCCGCCTCTCTTTGTCTAGTTTTTTTACCCGATTAGGAATTGGATCAAACACGCGCCGCCCAAGAAACATCTCATCCATATCCCAGTCACTGGGATAATGCCTTAAGATTGAACGCGCTTTATCTCTAATAGCTCTTGGCACCCTTGGCGTTACTTTTGAATCAAGCAAGCTGTACAAAAACTCTCTAGCATTTTTTACGGCGTATGTTCTTTCAAAAGGCATAGTCATAAACACCTCAATCCGGTGGCCAATAGGTTACGATCACATACTACTTGGTCGGATCTTCTACATTCACAAGCTGTGTCGGCCCGCTATAGCTTATGTATGGGTTGAAGCCTTGGCTTTGAATATAAGCTTGGGCCTCTTCCAGCGATGAAAACTTCATGTATACGTTTTCTGATGGCATTAAAGTTTTCCTCCATCACTTACAAAATCGGATATACGATAGTTTCTTTCGTCTTTTCCATCCCACAGATTTCCTTTCTTGAACTCAGGCTTTGGCTCACCCTTGTCTGTTATCCAACCTTTAAAGAAAGCTCCATAGAAGGCCGCAAACTCACAGCCTGGGAAGACTGTGGTTATTGCCGCAGGAAGACTTTTGCCAAAATCAGATCTTGTTTTACCAGTGAAATCTTCAATGTCTGTCCACTGGTTGAATCGATATAAAGTTGTTCCGTCTTTTATAAAATACATAGGCACCTCAAAATGGAAGCTCAAACTCACCGTCGCCGATGCCTGGAGCTTTAGGGGCTTCAAGCACTTCAAACTCTCTTACCAGCAGGTTTAGTGCTGCCGAAGGTTTGCCGTCTTTCTTGCTAATATAGGCGTCAGCGTCTAGCTTTCCTGTGACCTTAACCTTTGCGCCCTTCTTTGCAAACGACACCAAGGCAGACTTCTCATCGCCAAACGATGTGCATCTAACCCAGAGTTTTTTAGGCTTAAGTTTACTGCCGGAGTAGACCGACACCGTAACCTCACCCCAACTCTTGCTACCGTCGCGGCTTGTCTTGATTTCAGCATCATTAAATACATATCCTTCAATTTGCCATTTGTTGTTGTCGCCCTTAGCCATTTCATCCTCCTAGGTCGTCGTCAAAAATTAGTGTTACTGCCAAGATAATCATACCGACAATCAAAATGACATAGTTTTTAGCTGTGCTCCACACGCCGCCATGATAGCCGCAATCATCAAAACAATAATCGCTATTATGTAAGCCATGCTTGTAATCGTCCAATTTGCTATTGTTGTTTTCATTCATCTCATCCTCTTATTTTTAATACAATGTCATGTGGAGTTTCTTTGACATAAAGAATAGTATCGATAAGTTTAATAGCAGTACAATTGTCTTCATCGTCTGGTGTGATTGCTATAATTTTATCGACGTTAAGCATGACTCTAGGCCCATGTGTTGTTTCAAGTTCTATGAATCTCACTTGTCATCCTCCGGATCTTTATCTGGAGCTTCGGGGTCAAGCATCGCCCATGTTTCGTTTAATACTTGCTGTGAAAGGTTTTTGCCATCCAACATCTCCATCAATTTAACCCAGTATGTTGGTTGATTTTTCGATCTAACGAACTCAGCAACCTTCTTTTGGTGCTGGGCGTTGTGCTTGTCCCAAACCATCGTAGGCGAAGTGGCAGCGTTCCGTGGAGCGGCATCCTCCGCTTTAACCACAATAGGCTGATTATTCTGCGGTACCAAGGCTGGTTTTGCGTCAATCGTTGTAACATTAGCTTGCTCCATTTCTTCTGATGTATAAAGACCACTTAACTCCTGCGGGAAGGCGCGGCGCAAAGCCAAGCTTTCAGCCACCTTAGCAATCATTGTGTCGGGCATTTTTGACCAGAACATTGTAAGCTGGCCATCTTTGCCGCGTGGTGCATAACTATTAAATTTAGCTACTGCGAAGAGTGGTTGTAAAAACCCTTTTCGCAATACACCCACCTTTGCTGCAACTGGTGGTTTGTCTGAAATCCAGACATCTTTCCAGACTCCATCATCTCCGCACCAGTATGGCCCTTCTTGTCCTCCATATTCTCCGGTGCGCTGTGCAATAAGTCTTTGTCCGTCAATACTTGTTTGCACACCCATGACTTCTTTTCGTTCTCTTGAATCATATCGCTTAATGGCATAAATCTGTTTAGCAAAAGGATCAAGCCTAGTGCGCTTGCACTGATAAAGAAACATTGAAAGTTCGTCATCTGATGCGCCTCTGCATATTTGTGTTTTGATTTGGTTAACTTGTTCCGCGCTAAACAGTAGTTCAGGAACCGGATGGTAGTTAGTTAATTCGCTCACGTTTAACTCCTTTTTTTGTTTTTGGTTTGACGTGTTCATTCAAGTAGATGCTGACTAGGTTATCGATATTCAGTAGAGCCGCTTCCATTCCTAAGACGATGTTCTGCGTCAGTATAAATAGGATTGGTGAATCTTCTTCTTCTTTAAAAGCATCCAAGACTTTGGCGTATTTATCTCTGATATCAATTATATCGTCCTTATCTTGCATTATGCTTTCATAAGCTTCTTCATTAATTTCATCGTCGGACTTCAAGCTCTATCCTCCTTTAGTTTAGGTTTAATAGATAAAGCTTCCTTTCTATCAAGCCGTGCAAAGTTAAGACTCTTGCCAGCCTTAAGATCTTCTTTCACCAGATCAGACTTCAAAAGCCAAATCACTTTACATTCACGGTACTTCTCCGGCACTGAGAAGATCAGCTCATCAGGGATAAGGTTGCTAGTGCTAAAGCTTTTCTTCATCTGACAGGTCAAAGATGGAGGATTTAGTTTCTTAGCAAAAGTGCGGTCACTGCCGCGCCATTCGACTTCTGGATAACGCTCAGTTAGCCACATGGCGTACTTTGACAAGGCATCGTGTTTGCGTTCCCATGATTCAGCGGCGTGTTTAAGTGATTCTGCGCGCTCAGAATAGGTTGCAGCATTTTGCTTACAAAGATCCATGAAAGCCAAAAGACGGTCAACCTTAACGTCAATGTCTTTAATCGAACTAAAGTGTGCATCACATTGCTCCGGTGTAATTTCTTCTGAGTTGTCAATTTCTTTTTCTAAGATCTGCAAAGCAGACATCATCGCCGCCAGGCTTTTATTTTCTGACATCAGATTTTCCTTTCGTCGTCTTACCAATGTATTCACGAAGAGCTAAACGCATGATTCTTGTAAGACTGCTTTCGTTTTCTTTGGCGTACTTGATTAACTCCCGTTTAAGTTGACGTGGTATAATGACATTAACGCGCTCATAAGGTGTTGGCTCCGCTGGCATATATGCTCCTATGTTGTTTGAGGGAGAGGATTACTACCATGTCAAAATCTCAAGTGCAAACTGTTTGTAGAGATGCCACAAAACTTGCACCTTTTCTTGTAGTTAAGTTAAACGCAGCACTAGCCGAATGTATTTCGCTTGGTTATGTCGTCGCTGTATTTGAGGGCTATAGATCGCCTGATAGACAGCAATGGCTGTATGACCAGGGCCGCACTAGGGATGGAAAAATAATCACCAATGCACGTCCATACGAATCATTTCATCAATATGGTTTAGCGGTCGATATCGTCGGCTACTACAATAAGAAATGGGACTGGTCTATTGATTACGATAAAATTACAGAAGTGTTTAAACGTCATGGCTTTAAACCATTGAAGTTTGAAAAGGCTCACTTTCAAATTGATGGCGGCTTGACTGCAAAGAAAGCAAAACAGATTTGCAAAGACCAAGGATTACTAGCCTTGTGGAACATTGTTGAGACTAACTTGAGGTTGTCGTAGTCGTACCTATATTTGCACTTGCGGCGTCTTACCCGTCAGGTAATATCACCACATCACCAAGAAAAAACCACCATATCCTGGTCAGATTATGGCGGCTATTGGTCAACGTTATTGGCGTCGTTGAGTTTCTGAAACCATGGGGTGGTTTCGTATATGAGTGTATCATATCTATTCTACCCCGCAACACAAGGATCGTTGTTATGGGTAGATTCACAGGCGGTTGGGTAAAGATAAGTCGTAGCTTATGCGATGGCACATATGATGCCACCGACATAGGCATTTTGTTTTGGCTGATCTCTAATGCCAATTATACGGACGGCAAAGCGTTAGCTAGAAGTGGTCATAAAAGAATCACAGTTAAGCGCGGAAGCCTTGTTACAAGTGTCAAAGAAATGGAGTTAGCTTTAGGTTGCGCCAGGGGGTTGATACGAAAACGCTTAAAAAATTTTGAAATTGAAGAAATTATAACCATCGAAACAACCAACACAGGATCGATCATAACTATCTGTAATTACGACAAATATCAGAGCATGGAAGGTATGGAAGAACCAGCGGTTGAGCCATCGCAGAACCATCGGAGAACCATCGGAGAGCCATCGGAGAGCCACATATTGAAGAATATAAGAAATAAAGAAAGTAAGAATGAAACAAATACAGAACATAATACCCCAGATAAGGCTGATGAAATAGTAACCATGTGGAACAAGGATCTTGCGGGCGTACTTCCCAAGGTGATCAGGCTTACGATGAAACGACGTACGACCCTCAATGCGCAGATCAAGAAGTACCCAGACATTGCTCATTGGCAAGACGCCATCACCAAGATCAAGGCTAGTGACTTCCTCACAGGCAAGTCTGGGGTGTGGAAAGCAAACTTTGACTGGATCATGTCCGAGAACAACCGCATCAAGATCATTGAAGGTAACTACGAAAACAAAACCAAAGAAAAAGAAAAATGGGAAGACAAGGTGAGATGGCTATGAACTACGAATTTCAAGATCAAATCCTTGGCATGGTTTTATCTCAGCACAAAAGGTATTGGCCTGAAGTATGCCATCACTGGAAGCCTGAGATGTTTGGAGACTTCGAAAGAATCAAAATTGCTTTCGCTATCAAGACTCTCAGTGATCAGGGCACAGAAGTAAACTACGCGACGGTGAGAGAAAGCTTAGGCGGTGAATGTGCAGGACTTCTTATCCAGCTTATCAAGACATCCATGCTTGAAGTAAACATTGATTGGTTCATGTCTCAGCTCACAAGCTGGTATAACGTGAAGCAAGTAGTTCTTAACCTATCTGATCTTTCTCAGCAGATTATAAAAGCAAACTACTCAGACGCTGTAGAGCCAGTTATCTCAGAACTAAAAAACATTGCCGACAAAACTGAGCGCATGAGCGTCATATCTCAGAAATTTCCAGAGATGCCCGCGATGATAGAAAGCGCGGCAGATCGCATAGAACAAAGAATCACCATGAACGCACAAGGTAAACCTAGAGGCGTATCAATGGGACTTACTAAGCTTGATGCTTACATCGCTGGCCTTGTCGGTGGACGATTCTACATCGTCGCTGCTAGGACATCAGTGGGCAAGACAAGCTTCGCCACCTGGATGGCACTACAAGCAATGAAGCAAGGCAAGAGGCCATTATTTTTTAGCAACGAAATGGACAAGGAAGACATCATCGAAAAGTTTATTGCGGCAGAAGCTAAAGTCGGCACACACAAGTTTCAGACAGGTAATCTGACCGACGAAGATCTTACACGCTTCATGGCAGCATCAAACGATCTTGCAAAGTATAATATCTCCATCGATGAAAAGTCTGGGTGGGATCTTGATGAGCTTCTAACAACGGTCTACCGCCAGCACAGAGATGGTAAGTGCGACATGGTTTTTGTTGACTACTTGCAGCAAGTTCGTGTTAAATCTTCTAAGAGCAAATACGAACAAGTAAGTACGGTATCTGACGCCATGAAGCGTCTTAGCAGGGATCTAAACATTCCTGTCGTAGGACTAGCGCAAATTAACCGTGAGGCTGAGAAGGGTGGCAAGGAAGATTTACCATCTCTTAGCCAGCTCAAAGACTCTGGAAGCTTAGAACAGGATGCGGACGTTGTTATGATTCTTCACAAGCGCGACATTGCAGACTCTGAGGTGGCTCTTAGCATAAGCAAAAATCGCTACGGCATGACAGGCGTTACAAAGCTTCGGCACATTCACCACTTTAATATTTACGAAGAGGCGTGATGAAAGCCCCATCAATGTCAGAAGCCGGTTACTGGTATGATCCGCTTGAATACATTTGGTGGGTGTATCGTGATGGCGATCCTGTTGAATACGGCTTCATCTGTCCTCACTGCCAAAAGCGTTACGGAGAAAAGAAAGATTACATCATGGTGGAAAGATGTTCGGATTGTCCTCCGTACTACCCAGGCATGGAAATAAGCTGGGACATAAACAGGGCGACAAAAAAACGATTACAGCAACTAGGTTACTTTAACGGACCGCCAAGAGGCGGCAGGAAAAAGAAGGAAAAGCAAAATGAAACTGTTCAGTTGGTCAAAGAGACAATGCAAGACTTGTGATGACTGCAAAAAACAAATCATGAGACTAGAAAAAGCATTAGCTGAAAGCGTAGAAGTGCAGGTTGATGTTGTTACACAATGTCGAAAAGGACTTGAACAACTTGATGCACGTTTAAAAAAACTTGAAGCGAAAAAAAAACCTTCACCCAAAAAGCAAAGGCCACAGCCCGTGTTCAAGCGCAAGCACAATTGATTCTTCTTTGCTAAGGCTAAGTCCTTCACCAGCACCTGAGAAGTATAACGCCGCGTGGATACATTCATGAAGCAGCGTTTGCTTCCAGTTGCTGCCCTTCAAAATGTAAATGGTTTTTGTCTCACCGTTAAACGCGCCAAGTAATTCTTCAGCATCATCTTCCAAGTAAGCAACGACCTTCACTGTGACCTTCTGGCCGCAGACCATCACAGATCTTGGTGGACGCTTTAAACTAAATACTGACCTGTTCGCCATATACCACCGCTCTTCCGTCATTGACTTCGATGACATCTAGTTTTGTTTTACCTTTGTGATCGACATGAAGAAGTCCCATGCACTGCTTCCATCCTGTTGGCGTCGGCTGATGAGCTGTGTCGTTCTCATCACTGCCATGTCCAAGTGAGCAAGCCCAGTGTGTGCCGTCATGAATAAACTGCAACCTGTGTGTGTGGCCAAAGATTACGTTGGTGCGGTACTTCTGCAAGCACGTTGCAGCGACGTGTTGATTAAAATAAAAACCATGCATCAACACGCAGTCACCAATCTGACAAGAATTCCATTTGTGATAGGGATGCCAGTGCCAGTGGTGTTGACCAACTTTGTTTCTGATGTCGATTCCAAGCAAAGTTTTCCAGTCTGGCACAAGACCGTGAAGATCGCGGCAGTGAGAAGCAATGTACCTGGACAAACGATTTTCGTGGTTACCCTCTAGCAAGTGAATGTGTGAATGTGGCTTGAGATGTCTTGCCCATTCGTTGAGGATTTGTTTGTAGTCTTCGATGTCTTCGGCAAGTAAGTTTCTGCGGGATGGATCTTTGGAGTAGGCGGAGATCTGGAAGGCGTCTAGTGCATCACCAAGTTGGACTAACCCGTCGGGGTTTATGTGCTTGATGATCTTGGTCACCAGCTTGATGTACTTTCGGCAGTGAAACGGGACGTGAATGTCTGGCAAAACTAAGAAGGTCTTCATCAATGGCCCCCAAGGTATGTCAGTTTGCCTAAGTCTAGCACATCTTGGTGAAACTATAGGCATTTGTGGTAGGGCAATATTTGGAATCGTTTAAATCAATTCTGATGCGTTTCAAATGTTTTTGGAGTCTATGTATTAGAAAACTGTTTTGTGAGATTCTAGGCCAGTCTGAGGGCTTTTAAATTATGGTCAGGTTTATTACTTCAAATCCCAAAATGGATTTTGGATTTTCAAAAACCAAATTTCAAAATCCCAAACAGCCCTATAGGGAGTTTTTTCCAGCTTTAAAAAAAGGAAAAATTTTGGGCGCGCGTGAGCGTGCGGCGGTAAGGCATTGATATCCCGTAGCCTGCAGTTTTCACTGGGTTTTTTGTGGTTTTCGTTAACCACACCATACATGATGCAATGCCCGCGCCAAGTCGTAAGTGCTTGATTTTACTAGAGCACCATCCTGCCAAGTGTCAGGTTTTTAGACAAACTGTCAAATGATTATACACACAAAACACCCGCAGCCCTTGCGGTTCAATGGTTTGTCGCTTGGCACGATGCATGCACTAACGGCTATATCCCGTCGATGGTCGACCGGAACAAACAAAGGAAAAGCATCATGGACATCAAAGCAAAAGCAATTAAGGCTCAAACTATCAGGGAACAAGTAAAAGCACTAGAGAATGAACTATCGCCCATACTAGACGAAATTAAAGGTTTTATGGGAGATCAAACCGTAGTCACTTTAGGCGATATCGTTTTGATTCTATCTGAGGTCACTAGGACTGACTTGGACAAAAAAGCACTAACCGTTGAACTAGGTGACGCCATAAAGCGGTTTGAGAAAAAAACTGCTTACAAAAAACTAGAAATCAAGAGGGCGTGATCATGGCCAAAATAATTAACTTCTATGACTACGTTTATAAAACAGTCGCGCCAATAGTAGCAGAAAAAACTAAAACCAAAAAACCTAAGAAACAAAAACGCAAACCATACATTGAAGGGGTACCTTTCTAATGAAACTACTGACACCAGAAATCAGCTCTCCAAAATTAGCTAAGAGTGAAAGCGACAAATATCTAACGGCTATCTTATATCTAGCGGGTGCTGCAGACCATCGTCTATGCCCGGCTAGTACGGAAGGGTGTCGCGCTCACTGTTTAGTCACTGAAAGCGGCCGCGGTATAATGGAAACGGTTAGGTTAGCGCGTCAACAAAGGACTAATTTTCTTTTCAACAATCGCTCCGGTTTTATGTATATCCTGGCAAAAGATATCCGCGCCTTAATTAAAAAGGCTAAGAAGCTAGGGAAAATGCCATGTGTCCGACTAAACGGCGGCAGCGATCTAGACTGGTCAGACGTCTATACGTCTTTTCCTGATGTGCTTTTTTGGGAGTATACGAAACGGCCTGACCTTGCTGTCAAAAACCATCGTTTGCTCAATGTTCACATGACCTATAGCTATAACGAAAACACTAGCACGCGCGTTATGGCTGATATTTTAGACCGTGGCATAAACGTCGCTATGGTTTTTGATATTTGGTCACGTCACGGTGGAGCGTTACCTGACCGTGTTGGTACTGTACCGGTTATAGACGGCGATATATCTGATTTACGTTTCCTTGACCCTAAGGGCGTTATCGTCGGACTAAGACTAAAATCAGCAAAAAAACCTCAACCATCGACCACCAATTTTCTACGAAAGGCATAACCATGTTGACCACTATCAAACTAAACAACAAAACAGGACTCCTGGTAAGAAATACACTAAGGCTAGAAACGAGTAAATGCATAACGAGCAAACAATTGACCACTATGGCTAGTGTCTGTTCAGTTGAGGGAAACATCTTACAGTTTGTCATGTTTACTGATTATCTAAAATCAGTCATTAGGACAGACAAACGCGCGACCAAGAAAAATATAGCTGAACAGCATCAGAAAGCACTAAACCAATTGGCCATTATCATGGTTGAAGCTATAGCGCATTATCAGCAAAAAAATATGACGCTAGATATAGACTGCAATGTTTTCAGCACTACAAATAACTATGTGAGGTGAAACATGAAACAAGTAAACGACCACATGGCTCAAACTATCTTTAAAAATATCCTTAGAGACTTCTGTTCTATGACGATGTTTTGTAGCGTTACTGGAGAGATATTAGATTATCGTGACGCGGTTATATTAAAACAGGGCGATAGTGAACAGGTTATAAGTAAGTCAGGCCTGAAAGCACTAATTAAAAAACACGGCGCGGAGAAAGTAAACGCGTTAGTGGCGACGCCAGAAACTTATTTTAAGGGGTGAAACATGAAAATAAAACCAACACAAAATAACGATAGCAGTTGGGATCTAAGCAAACAGTCTAAAGAGTGGAAAATTAGGTACATAAAAATTAAGTGTAAGAAGGATGTTCGATGGGTGTCTAATTGGTTTGTTGAATACATTGACGGATATCATGACTGGAATAGATGCTTTCAACCACCGCCAATAGAAACATGGCTGAAACATCGCGGCATAAAACTAAAAACATCAAACGACCTAATGGACAACTTTAAAAATAAAAATCAAGGTGCCGGTCATTTTTTGGAACATCTAGAATACTGCAGATATTTTCATGAAATGAACGACATCGAACATGACAGAAAATTAGGCGTTAAGTTTCCTGTTTGTGTTAAATAAAACTAAAAGGGTGAAACATGAAAGTCTATAAGACCGTCGAACATGACAAGTATAGGGTGACAGTAGAAAGTTTAGGCAATGATAGCTATCTAGCTACCTACTGGGATAAGGGTGCTTATGCCTATGAGAGTGACAGGGATATCTATATGTATAAGACGCTAGCTGAGGCCTATGAGAAAGCATTAGAGATAGTGGCTGAGGAAAATATACTTAAGGTATATAACCATGGTTTGTGAGGAAAAAAGCACGCAAGCAAATAAGACCGCTGAAAGGCGGTTTTTTTGTGTTTAGGGGAAAGGTATAGGGAAAGGTATATGGTCAGCGCGTAACTATCGCGCCTTATTTATTTAAAACAGGCAGACGCTGCAGCACCGTTTTTAAGGCCCTCTCTCTGCCTGACCATGTCGATATATTCTAAGACAGCCTAACGCGTCAGAGGCCTATTTGCGGCCTTTTAAAGCGACATCCTAGATAGTGCTATGATGCTGCAGGGATATAACTATAGGCGTTCAAAATACTAGTGTTAAATGAACCGCTGTCTAAAATATTGACACGCTATTAGTGGTGTCTGTCAATGATATCAGACTGTTACAGCTTGGAACAGAGCTTGCAATGATACCAGTAAGGCGACGGGAAAAGATTCCAATCGCAAACAAGAAAGGAAACGCAAGCGCAAACGCAAACGATATCAGGTACTTAAAACAAACAGCAGCGATATCAAGCTGTTAACAAAGGTGTCAAAAGTTTGGACAAACTGTCAAAATTCCTGACAGGTGTCAGAAAACTGACAGGGGGGGTGGGGGTCTACTTGCAATTATTTTTGCATTGCCCCCCTCAAAAAATTCGCAAACAATCCTTGCACTATTCTTATTCCCCTACTAAGGCTATATTAGAATCTTCATAAAACCATGTTAACGAGGTATTTTTATGGCCAGACAGCCAGGTAGGCCGAAGGTAGTGCCTGATGAGGCTATTTCAGCCTTATATGACCCTCAAAATCCAGATGCTTTACTGAACAGGTTGCCTCCTAGATTGGTGCCTATCTTAGAGCGTGTGCGGAACAAACTGCCTAGGACATTGATGCTGACTGAGAGGGAGATCAGGACGCAGTGCCAGCCTGATGAGCGTGACGAGCGTGTCAGGTTATCGTTCTGGGATGAGTATAATGCGGCTACTGCTAGCGGCAAGAAGATGGCTTTACAGTCGATCATCTGTGGTGCTGTGAGCTGGGAGATGTGGGTATCTGGCTATGAGCCTAACAATAAGCGTATGCTTTGGATCTTTACCCCGCCGGTCAGTTATGCGATCCAGATGAGACATATCTTGCATAAGGGAACTGAGCGTCTTTTAGAAATTATGAACCTTCCTATGTTGGGTGAAGACGGCAAGGTAGATACGAAGGTAGCGACCCTTATTTTGAAGGCATGGCAGTTAGCTGATATGCGTATAAAGGGTGGTATTGTTCAGCGTATGCAAGTTGAGCAAAAGTCTGTGAATGTAAACTTTAACTCTGAGCAACCTGTAGATCAGCTTAGGGAGCAGGTTAGTAGTTTACAGTTAGAGGATCTTGAGACTCTTGAGCGTAGGATTGAGAAGGCTAAGAGAGATCAGCACAGGTATTTGAAGCACTATGACGGAGATATTAAGTCTCTGATTAAGAGTGGTGATCAAGAGATTTTGGACGATGTGGAGACTGTCACAAGGCATGGTCAGCGGATGATGATGCCAGACATTCCAGAGTTACCTGACATTGAATTAAAGTTTGAAGAGGTCACGGATGGCCAAGAAGAAGCAGAGCCGCGAAGCACGCATTGATGCTTTCGTAGAGAAGTCTAAGGAAAGACAGCTCAAGGAGATGACGCGTGAGATGACGCGCATGAAAAACCTTGATCCACTCACTTTCCAGCAGAGTGTTATTAAGGCTAGGATTAAGGAGCTTCGGGAAGATTTACCGCACCTATATGGGTGGAAGTTTTATCCATGGGCTAGAGAGTTTTTTGAGTCCCGCAACAGAATGAATCTTCTTTGTGCTGCTAACCAGATTGGTAAGAGCAGTATCGCTATCAGAAAAAACATCGAATGGGCTTGCAATAAGAAGCTGTGGCCAGAGCTGTGGGATAAAGAGCCAAAGCAATTTTGGTATTTTTATCCTTCTGATCAGGTTTCGACTATTCAAGTAGAAAAATCTTGGGTTCCTGAGTTTTTGCCGCGTGGTGCGATGAAAGACCATGAGAACTATGGTTGGGACATTGAGTATAAAAGCGGAGATGTGCACGCCATACACTTTCGCAGTGGGTGTAGTATATTTTTCAAGTCCTATGGTCAGAAGGTTGTTAATTTGCAGACAAGTGCTGTCGCAATGATGACCTTCGATGAGGAGGCCCCTGAAGAGATTATAAACGAATGTCTTGCGCGGCTTCGTGCCACAAGGGGATATTTTAATCAAGTCTTCACGGCTACCCGTGGATTGCAGGTTTGGTATAGAGCCATGGAGTGTATCGGCACATCTGAGGAGATGTTTCCGCAAGCATGGAAGCGCAGCGTATCAATGCGCGAATGTATGTACTACGATGACGGCACACCAAGTCAATGGACTCCTGAGAGGATTAAGGAAGCTGAAGGTTACTGCACATCCCAGGCGGAGATCTTAAAGCGTATCGATGGTAGGTTTGTAAAAGATGAAGGGCGAAGGTATGGATCATTTAATCCAGACACAGCTCTTGGCGATGCAACAGAAAAAATTCCACCTAACTGGAGGTATTATGCTGGCGTTGACATTGGTAGTGGTGGGCGCGGTAGGAGTGCTGGTGCTGTGGTTATTGTCGCTTGCAGTAACGATTTGGATCGTGGAAGAGTTGTTAGGACTTGGCGTGGTGATTACGAAGAGACAACAGCCAAAGACATCCTTGAGAAGTACAAAGAGCTTAGAAAAGGAATAGTCATCACACAGGCTTGCTATGATTACCAGTCTAGGGAGTTTGGTCTCATTGCTAGTCGTAGCGGTGAGCCGTTCCTGCCTGCCGACAAGCATCGTGACTCTGGGGAGCAGATAGCTAACACATTGTTCCAGACCGGAGCTTTGACAATTGATGACGGGGTGTACGATAATCCTAAGCTTGTCACGGAGTTAATGTCTGTCCCTGCTGGAGAAAAGAACAGAAAGTACCAAGACGACCTAACTGACGCTCTTCGTTATGTTTTGAAGCTTATTCCTTGGGATTTTGTTAAAATTGCTCCAAATTTAAAATTAGAGGATGAAGAACGCGAAGAAGTGCCGCATACTGATTGGACAAAAGATCAGTACCAACAGTGGCAAATAAAACAACGTCGTGGGGAGATGTTTGATGAAGACTGTTCAAAAGACGAATGGCAAAACTTCAAAGACGAAGTTGCCGCATGGAACGAAGCATACGGAAACTAGCAAACGCTATAAACTTCTTGGTATTATAAACGAATGTCGAAAACTTGGCGTCAGCAAGATAAAGACTACCGAATTTGAGGTAGAATTTTTTTTGGAAAGATCTCAAGAGGTCGGTGATTTCGTTGATGCAAACGAAATGAAAAAACCAGCGGCAATTGACAAAGAACTCATGGATGAAGTTCGGATGTCACAGCTTATGATTGACGACCCATTTGGTTTTGAGCGTGAAGTTTTAAATGCTGAACAAAGGAGAGCGTTCCATGAAGCCCATGAAAATTGATGAGCTAAATAAACTTCACGATGACGCAAAATCAGTCGATAAAGAAGTATTGTCTGAGATGCGTTCTAATATTTTGCTTATCTCTGGTGAGCATTATTCAAAACGCTTAAATGATCTCTGGCAACGCAACAGAGTTAATGGAATCACGGCAGATCCGTATCAACTACGCATTACTAAGAACTGGCTTCACAGAGCGCACAGGATTTACGTCAACGCCATCATGTCTCAAGCTCCTGGCGTGACTATTTCTCCAAGAAACCAAACAGAACTGCAAGATCAGAAGTCTGCCGAACTAAATAAAGCAGTTTGGGAAGACGCAAAACAAAGATACAAGCTAAACGCTTTGATTCGTGATCTTTGTGGTGATTTTTGCGGTATCGGTGAGTGTGCGGTAAAGATTTTCTTTGATCCTACTAAAGGAAAGCTCAAAGGATATGAGCCAACTGTAGATGAACTAGGAAATCCAGCAGTAGATGAGATGGGTATGCCAGTGCCCGATGAGTCTAAGCCAGTATTTTCTGGAGAATTTGTATTTGAACGTCTTTTCGGTCAAAATGTATTTAGAGATCCATCATGTATGCAGATGAAAGACGCAAGATGGATTGGTATTGAGAAGCTTGAATCAAGCAAAGTGCTGAAAGAACGATATAAAGACCAAGAAGAGAAGATTAAGTTCATTACTGAATCAAACGAAGACTTTGTAGTATTTGACTCCATGAAAAGTGGGTATGGACGTGAAAAGGATCAAACTTTACTCCTTGAATACTACTTTAAACCTTCTCCGGAGTATCCGCAGGGATATTTTTACATCGCGACAAAAGCGGGCATCCTTGAAGAAGGGCCTCTACCTGGAGGGATCTTTCCGATTGCTTGGAAAGGTTTTGACGAACATCCTACTAAGGCAAGGGCCACTAGCATTGTTAAGGTTGCTAGGCCGTGGCAGGCGGAAATAAACCGTGCGTCGTCGCAGGTTGCCTTACATGGTATCACGATTGCGGAAGATAAGATTCTTTATCAAGCCGGTACGAAGGTGTCCCAAGGTAGTCTTCTTCCTGGAGTTAGAGGGATTACATACCAAGGCCAGCCGCCAACCATATTACCTGGAAGAAATGGCGAACAATTCTACGAATACATAGCCATGAACGAACAAGAAATGAGCCGTGCGCTCATGATTGACCTAGTAGATCAAGAAAAAGCGACCAATTTAGACCCTATGGCCATGCTGTTTCGCAGCATGAATCAGACCCAAAAGTTCTCATTTTATGCGACAAAGTTTGGTGAAATGCTAGTTGAAATGTGTGAGAAGTTCCTTGATCTAGCTAAATTCTACCTTGAAGGTGACGAATTGATCGCTGCCATAGGACGGGCAGAGGTTATTAACATTGCAGAGTTCAAAACAACAACTCCGCTGTCACATTTAATTCAAGTAGAAGACCAACTAGAGACGATTGAGACAAAGTTAGGGAAGACTTTGGTTCTCAATCACATCATGCAGTATGTTGGCACCAATCTTGAGCGCGATGACATCGGAAAACTCATCACACAGTTTCCTTTTGCTAACTGGCAAGAGGCGTTTGGTGACTTTACGATTAATGAGCGTAACGTCAAGAATGACTTCCTTGCAATGGAGCGCGGTGAGATGCCGCAGATCTCTCCAAGTGACGACTCTGCATATGTTCTCAAGCAAGTTGCTAAACGCAAGAAGGAAAGAGACTTCGGTCTTCTTGATCCTCAGATTCAAGACCTGTATACGCAGTATGAGCAGTTCCATTTAGACAAGCAAGCTCAAGAGGCTGCTGCTCTAAAAGCTGCTCAAGCTGAGTTTATTCCTACTGGTGGAGCTATGGTGGCTGCCGATATGTATGTGCCTGATTCAGATCCTACGAAAGCACCTAAGCGCGTAAGATTGCCGTATCAAGCACTGGATTGGTTGCTAAAGCAGCTTCAACAGCAAGGTATGACGCAGGATGCTATGCAGCAAATGAATCAAGCTCAGATGGCTGAGGTAGCAGGGTTGCTACTGAACGAATCTGGGCAACAACAGGGCCAGCAAAGCCCTATGGGAGTGATGTGACATGGAAGTTGAATCAACAAGTGTAGAAACGACAACGGTAGACACCACAACAACTGCGCCGGAAACGACGCCTACCACAGAAGCGGTAGAAACAAAAGCTTCTGAGCCAAAAGGACTTGATGCTATCAAGACAGCAAGCCCTAAGACGGCGATTGACAAGAATCTTAAAGATGTTCCTCCAGCTCAAGATCCATACACACCAAACTACAAGTTTAAAGTGCTGGATAAAGAACTTGAGATTGATGAGTGGCTCAGACCAGTTATCAAAAGTCAAGATATGGAGAAGAAAGTTAAAGAACTTTATGAGAAGGCTTACGGTCTTGATTCTATCAAGCCAAAACATCAAGCCATCAAAGAAGAACTTGAGGCAACTAAGTCAAAAGCTGCTGAAACAGATCAAGCTCTTAACATTCTTGGAAAATATCTATCAGACAATGACTTCGACAGCTTTTTTGAAGGACTCAATATTCCAAAAGACAAGATTTTGGGGTATGCTTTAGAATTAGTAAAACGTGAGCAGATGTCGCCTGAGCAGAAGGCTCAGTGGCAAGCAAGCAAGCAAGCCAAAGAAGCTGCCCGATATTACGAAGTTGAGAACGCGCGTTTGCAGCAAAGCCAGCAGCAATTTGCAGTTCAACAACGAACCTTTGAGCTTGATATGGCTCTATCGCAACCAGAAGCCAAGGTTGTGGCAGACACATACAACGCTGGAATGGGAAGCCCAGAAGCCTTTAAAGATTACTGCATTCAGATTGGTCAGGCATATGCTGCGCGTGGACAGGACATCCCCGCAAATCTTGCCGTAAGTGAAGCCATCAAGCATTTGAAAGCAATTAACCCAAGCCTAGGTGTTGCTCCGGTTGCTGGTGGTGCGCAGATAGTGCAAGCTTCACAAAAGCCAGTCATCCCGAACATTCAAGGTCGCGGGACAAGTGCAGTCAAACCAGCAGTGAAGTCGCTGGAAGATTTAAAAAAGCGGGCTAAAGAACTGACAGAACAATATTAACAAAACACAATTCTCAAGGAGTGAGAAATGGCAACAGTAGTAAATAGTTCGTTTCAGTCGATGCTCAATGAGTATCTACCGAACCGCATGATCATGGAAGAGCTAGTCAAGCGTGACTGGTTTCTTTCTAACCTAGAAATCGATAATGGCTGGCAAGGCTCTAAGATCATCGTTCCTTTCAAAGGAGCTGGTGCATCTACAGTTGAGTTCGGTCAATTGGCAGATGTCGGTGACATCTCTCAATCAGTTTATGTTCGTGGTTCGATTGACAGCTATGTAGAAGCTTGGGCTTCTCTTGTTTTCAACCACCGCGATCTATTGGACGCTGAAGGCAAAATTCCTGAAGCTACTTTCTTGAAAATTCTTCCAGGCGAAGTTGATTCGATGGTTGATTACTTCAAGCAAGTTGTTTCTACAGCTCTTGGCGCAGGTAGCCACTTTGCACAATTGGTTACTGACGGACAAGTTGGCGGAACATTTGAAGTTGATCACATTGATCGATTCCAAATTGGACAAAAACTTGTTCTTGATGACGCAAACAGCGCACCTTTGACTGTTTATGTAATTGCGATCAATGTTAATGCTGCAACAACTGGAACAGGTACAGTTACTGTTTCTGCAACACGCGGCGGACTTGCTGCTGATGTTTCTGCTTACACAGTTGCACAAGCTGCTAAATGTTACCATCCAGGCGCACTTGCTGGTTCATTTACTTCGATCCGCGAAGTTCTTTTGAGCGCAGCAAACGGCGGCTCAAGCACCGTTCATGGTGTGAGTAAATTGTTGTACCCCATACTTCAAGCAACGAATATCGACGGGTCTGGGGTCAGCTCTTCGAATATTTTGGACAAGCTTTTTGATGGTTACACTGAAGTTCGTCGTAAAGCTAAAGGTAATGCTAATACGGTTCTTATGTCGTTCAAGCATCTTGGCTCTATCATGAAATTGGTTGAAACTCAAAAAGGTCCATTCTCTGTTACGAAGCAACCAAGTGCTTCGCTATACGGATGGACTGAGCTTCAAATAACTTCCGTGAAAGGGGTTTTGACCATTGTTGGAATTGCGGAGATGGACGATGACGTGATCATGTATCTTGATCTCAAATCGATGGTATTCCGTACCCGTGGCGGCTTCCGTAAACGCAAGTCTCCTGAAGGTAAAGAATACTTTGAAGTTCGTGGAACTGACGGCTTCAAGTATGTAGTTGATATGTGTTTGTTCGGCCAGTTGGAAGTCAACGCTCCAGGCCACAATGCGATCATGCACAGCATCGATTACGATTATGTATACCCTGCATAATAGTTAAACTTTGGGGGAGTGTGGCTGCTAGGACGGTGGCCATTCTCCCCTTCTGTATGGGAGAAAGTCATGGCAGATACAGGCCATTTAAAAACCCAAGCCAACGAACTTGTTAAACAGCACTGTGAATACGATGGCTCAGGGCGAATGGTAGAAGTTTACACAGTTAGAGCTGATGCTAAAGACGGAACTCCTTGTTCTGTTGTTAGATATGCCTACGACGGGCTATCTACTAGAGTTTTATACATGAAAGAAGAGACAGCCACTTGGGATGCTTCGTGGGAGCTGTTTTAATATATTAGGAGATCAGGATGATCTTTAATCACCATAGGTTTCAGATCTGGAACCAGAACCAGCATCCTTTCGTTCATAGTATGTCTGATTTTGGGTATGCAAACCCAAATCTTCCAGACGTTACCAATATGCAAGGCGCGTTAGACTATCTAATCGCCGTTATTTATCCCAACGCCAAGCCAGCCGTACCAACTCCAGCAGATCTTCCTTTGACAGGAAACACTCTTGCTGATTACCGCGTAGTAAATGATGACGGTGATGGACGCAGTGCTGGATATCGCTGGGAACAGCGCGAAGGCGAAGCCGCACCAAGCTGGCATAAAATCTATGATGTCGATTGGTCTACAGATTCTATTTTGTCTGCTTGGCAAAACCAAACTCTTGGCTTTTATGTCCAAAAGATTGGCCATGATGATGCTGATGAGACTGGCACACCAATTACTGGCTTATATGCCGGACAGCGCGTATATGGCGGAGCATCGCCTAATACAAACCTTACACTGTCTGCAAATAGCGGTGACGGTGCTGGCCCACAGACTGGATTTGTGCAGGTTACAGACCATTTTAGACCGGCTACAGATAATGAATTATCTCTTGGAACCACAGACGAAAGATGGATGTCTGTATGGGCACACGAAGTTAATGTTGGCACCATGTCATTGTCTGGAGGATCTCTTACAGATTCATCCGGCGATATCAGCATGGGGACAACTAACCTAAATACACAAGGCGCTATTGCTGCCGGAACCACATCTATTACGGGCGTGGGTCAAATTATTGACAGCACTGGTGAGATTGATTTTGATACTGCCGACCTTCGTACACTAGGCGATATCTATGCTGACAGCCTTATCTTGACTAGCGGACTAAACTTGCCGTCTGGATCTAAGGTTGCAGATTTTACGTTTACTAATGGAAATATAGATTGTGATACAACAAATGTTAGTTTAAATGATCTTAACTTTACAACCACTGGCGTAATTTATGCTGGTGATTTGTATTTAATGAATAATCTATATTTGTATGACAACAACATACAAACAAGTGTTACTAATAGTAGCCTTAATATATCTGCAAATGGTACAGGTTCTATTGTTCTTGGAAGCACATTATTAACCGGATATCAAGTAAGTGTAGTTGATGCTCCGCTTATTGTGTCTGGTGCTACGTCATATTTGCAAGCTGGCGGCCTTAAAATGCAAGGCGTTGTGCTTAGTTCTGTTGCGGCTAGTTCTAATATTGTTCTGCAACCAAACGGCGGCAATGTAAGCGTTTCTAGCCATCTTTATCCAACGGGTGATGGCACAAGAGATCTTGGGGTAGGAGTAGCGCGTTGGCGCGATTTGTTTATAAGCCAATCAATTAAAGATAACACAAATACTTTCCCAATTTCTGATTTAATGAAACTAAAAGACGCCAATTACCGCGTGGCAGACAGAAGCCAAGGCGCACAGGTTGGCGATGCTTTGTTTTGGGACGGAACACAATGGCTTGCAAGTGCTCCGGATACAGAGATTGCTCATAGTTCGCTTGGCGGTCTTACAACTGGTGATGCAGGACACACGCAGTTTGCTTTGCTTGCAGGGCGTGCTGGTGGACAAGCAATTATTGGCGGTACTGCTGCTGGTGAAAGTTTAGATCTTGAAAGCACATCTAATGCTTCCAAAGGCTCTGTTCAGGTAAAAAGCGTTTTAAGGCCATTTACAGATGCTTCTTATTCTACCCAGTGGGATGGAACAGATTTAGGCGGAGCGACTAAGCGTTGGAAAGATATCTATTCTGCCGGACAGCACAAAGGCTTAAGGTTTGAAAATGTTGATACTTTGCCATCATCTTCGTCTACGACGCCAGGTAAGGCTTATTATTTAACAACAGATCAAAATCTTTACCTTGATACTGGCCTAGCCATTAAACAAGTAGGCGGTTTTAGGGTATACTATGACACGTCATGGAACGGTACAGATACTCTTAAAGACGTTACAGTTTCTGGTGCAGATGCGCGTTTTGCTATATGGCAGTTAAAAGATAATAGTAATGACTTTGAGTGTATGTATGTTAGCATAAAAGCAACATCTGCAACCAATGTAAGAATAACAGTTTCATCACCGCTGCCAGCGGGAACATACAGACTTGTAGGAGTATGACATGGCACAGATTTACGGCGAACTGATCAGAGCGCAGCTTCAGGTTTCTGCTAGTGATTTAACTAGCCCTGTGGTTGGCTTGGTTTATTTCAACTCTACCACAGGTTTAAAGTGGCACACTGGATCTGCTTGGAAAGTAGCTGTAGATCTTGATTCTAGTCAGACTCTAGCTGGTAAAACTCTAAACTCATCTTGCGTTGTAGATTCTGCCGCGTTGCCGATTGTTTCTTTGGCAAAAGGCGGTTTAGGAGCAGACGCTAGTGGATGGTCTGGCGTCTTAAAAATTTCTGGTGGTGTTTCAGAAGCATCTGCAATTTTAAACGCAGACATTGACGCAGCGGCAGCGATTGATGCTACAAAGATCGCCGATGGATCTGTAGATAACACAGCATTTCAAAAGCTATTTACTGTTGGAACAGATGCGGCAGGTGAGCTTGTTAATACAGACGGCACACAAACACTTACAAATAAAACACTTGGCACAGGATGTTCATTTGATCCAAGTGCATTGCCAGTTACACCTCCATCAAAAGGCGGTACAGGCATAGCAAATACTGAAAATGCGACATTAACAAGAACTGGGGATCACCCTGTTGAATTAATCACATCTTCAAACACGTCATTAATTCTTCCAACTTCAGGAACACTTGCAACACTTGATGGATCTGAAACACTTATTAACAAAAGCGTTTCAAGCACCGCAGAATTGACCGGAGCGTTAAAGCTTCCTGTTGGCAACGCAACAACTGAAAGACCGGCTGGAAATGCCGCCGATCTTAAGGGAATGATTCGTTACAACGACACTGATGATGTGTTTGAAGGTTACAACGAAATTGCTGGTTGGGCTTCTATTGGCGGCGGTGGAACTACAGATAGAGTTACGCAAGCAAGCCACGGATTTGTAGTCGGCGATGTTCTTTATCTAAATGGATCTACATATACTAAAGCAATTGCCACATCTGCGGCTGCGGCTGAGGTTGTGGGTGTAGTAAGTCGCGTAATAGACGCAAGCACATTTGAAGTTACTTTGTCTGGAGAAGTTACAGGACTAACTGGACTTACGGCTGGAGAAGTTTACTTCTTGTCTGCTGCAACTGCTGGTCTTTTGACTGTAGATGAGCCAACAGTAGTTGGGCAAGTTAGCGTTCCGGTTGGCGTTGCTTCTAGCACAACAAGTTTGTATGTAGCACCTAAGCGCGGATCTGTTGTTGGATCTTCAAACGCAAGAACTCAGATTGCTTTAAGCGGTGG